CGGAGTCTCGCAGGTCATGGCCGTTGTGATCGCTTCACTGCTCGGTGACGATGAAGATCGTGATCGTGAATTGAGCACGGAGCAGTGGACGCTTGCCCTCACTCTCGGCCCTATCAACGGGCTGTTCGTTTTTGGCCGACTCATTGACAAACTCGGGCGCGGATTACTTGGCCTTCGCGTGTTCCCTGCCGATGACCTCGCGAGCAAAGCGGCGAATGATCTTCTCAAGGGTGGCAAAAATATGGATGAGCTTTTTGATCCTGACAATCCAGAGGAGTTCATGGATGCGCTCGATTCGCTTTCCACCGCTGCCGCTGCCGGTATGTCTGCTGCTATCGGCCCTGCGGGTGGCGCTGCTGACGTTGGCGCTAACGTGATTCGTGAAGCTCGCAAGATTCAGGAGCGGCTGAGTGAGTGAAGGTGCACTAGGCCGGATTCCGCCAGCTTGCTAAAGGACGTGCCGCCCTGACCATTTGTCTCACTAGAGTTAGGTTGACCATTTGCCAGCCACATATCACAAGGAATTGCGCCTTGATCCCTTCGCGCCAGCCCTCAGTCAATGAGGCGGAATCGAACCGCCCCTTTTACTGAGGGAATGTATATTATCGAATTCGACTTCTCAATTCTTCCGACACCTCCTGATAAAGCCAAGCGGTTATATTTTTGTCGAAAAGTAACGAGTGAAGCTCGGCCCGCGAGAGGTCGGATAGCTTTTTATCTGATTCAAGAAATTCAGTGGCGCTCATGGTGTTATTCTAATCTCGCTCCATCTCCGTTCCTCCGCAGTCGTTTTATTCAGCCAATTCGCAGCCTCGCGCCAAGTGGGAAACGTGGCCGATTCGATGACCTGCTTTTGTGCGGTTAGTATTGTGGCGGTGAAGGTCATTTTTCGGAGGGGTTACGATAGCCCGGAATTCGACCATCTTTTAACGGCTTCACATACTTAAAAAGAGGATGCATTTCGACGGGCTTTTCATACTTTGGAGTTGCTCCTTTTTTCGTGGGCTTCCAATCATCCACATAGGCAGGGAAAAGATTGTGTGCCTTTTCGTGGCAACGATCACACAGCACCTGCAAATCCGTCAAAAGCTCTGAGCCTAGCCGCTCATAGGTTAAGTGGTGAACTTGTAGATTGCTGCGGCGTTTGCATTTCTGGCAGCAAAAATTTGCCTCAGTTAGCTTTGCCTGCCTTTTGGCGCTCCATTGAGCTGATTTCAGATAAGCGTGATAGTTCATAAAGGTAAAGAGCAGACTCTCTCTGGCAATGCTCCCCCTCCCCTCATGCGAATGAAAGGAAAAGGAGTGCTTGCCGGATTTGTTTTACTTCGCCCCGACATATAAGCCCCCAGCGAAGTCACCCGAGTTTGCCGCTTCGGGTAGCACTGGCGTCTCAAGCCTGCATGTCCAGCGGTGCTAGCGTTTCCGCTTCGCTGCCCTGTTTTGTGGACGTTGGGCAAGTAACCAACGAAAAGGCCCGATCTGTGGTAGAAGATCGGGCCTTAGTGGCTTGCGCTGTAGAGCGGATCACTCCTACCACAGAGCAAACCTATATCGTGGGTCGATTCTCCGCTTTCCATTCCGTGAAGTCAATGGCATTTTTCACCATGTTATCACCCGCAGAGCTCGCCGCCCAAGTTTACACCCGCGAGGAATGCAGCGCCAGCTTCCGCGAAGACCTCGAAGCTCACTTGCTAAACGGCTACGTTCACAGCACTCCAACGGCGTTCGTGATGGCAAGGCCGGTGGACTCATTAGCGGAGACTGAGTTGATCCTAAATCCGTGGCACAGCTTCCCGCGTGAGGAGCAAGACGCATGGCTTGTGTGGCTCGCTGCCGGTGATCTTGCCTCGCTCCTCGTCCTTTTCCCCTATTCCCTGCCGCTCATCGGCTGGCAAAAGCGGAACAATCTCCGGTTCCACGACTTCAATTCTACCCTTGCAAAGTTGCGGAAAAGAGGGGAGAAATAGCGCATGGCTGCTTCACTCCTCCGCTCTGTCACCGCTACCGCCTCTTATGTCGCTCTCGCTGACATTCAATGCAAGGCTGTGACCATCCTCAACAAGACCGGCGCGACTCTCTCCGTTGAGATGACTAACGACTCCGACACCGGGAAGGAGATCGTTCTTGCTGACGGCCTTTCCGTCGTGATCCAAGTCGTTTCCAACGCTAAGGAAATCCGCATCAAATCCGCGTCCGGCACAACCGGCGTTTACCTCGTCATCGACTCATGAACTTCAACCTACGCAACGCACTCTCAAACGTCTTTGTTGGAACAACTGGCGGAGCAAGCTCTGTGGCTGCCATCACTTCTGGCACGATTACCGGACTGACCGACTTCGGCGTGGCAATGGCGAATAACACTGCCATGACCGGGTTTGCTCTCGGGACGATCTCGGACACGACGGCGCGGCCCTTCCTGATTTCGCAGACTTTCAATAATGCCAGCCTCTCAGGGACCGCGTTGAGGGTTGACATCACGGACACGAGCAGCGCGGACCTGTCTCCGTTTTTCCTCATCACCCGTGGCGGCAGTCGGTTCCTTTCCGTCTCCAGGAAGACATCATGGGGCATCAACAACATGCCAACCATTGAGGGTGATGGGGCGGGGGCGGGACAGGTAGCCTTCAACTCTTCGCATGGCTCAGTTATTCTCGCCCGCAAAGATGGCGGCTGGAATTGGGTGGCGAACTTCGGCAACGCCTTCGCCCCGTCCAACTCAAAACTTGGCTTTGCTGCTAATTCCCATACTGGCTCAGTCACGACTACTTGCGATGCTTTTTGGACTCGTGTTGCGGCTGCGCACATTGCCAATGGCGAACCTCTCGCCTCAGCTTGGGTCGATCAAAAACTATCAGCCGCTGGTGCCATCGTTGGAACGACCTCCAACGGATCGCCGACAAACAGCTTCACCATCACTGGCTCAATCTCCACAGGCACGGGCACGGGTGGAGATTTAAAGTTCGGAGTCTATGGTACCAACGGAGCCAGCGGCACCGCCATTGGCACGCTGAACACTGTTCTGACCATCAACGCCGCCCGAAAAGTCCTCAACGTCACCGGCATCCCAACCTCCAGCGCGGGACTTTCGGCTGGCGATGTTTATTCAAACCTTGGAATCCTAACCATCGTCTAATCCCATGACTCTTACATTCCCTGTATCCGCTCGAAAACTCGAAGCTCTCACTGAAGACGCGGCCAGAAACAATGCCGTCAGCGTTGAGCAATTTCTTATTGATACCTTGGTTCAGCCTCACATTTCCGCCGTCCTTGAATCCAAAGAAGCTGCTCGAAAAGCGAAGCTATTGACTGCCTTCTCTGCTCTCACCGTCGCTGAACAAACCGCCGTGATGAAACTCGCTAAAGCTGAATAATCACATGGTCACCAAAGCCCATCTCGAAGCCAAGCTCGCTGAGTTCACCCGCCAGCGTGACCAGCTTGCGGCAAACCTCAACGCGGTCGCTGGAGCCATCGAGGTTGTCACGCAGCTTATTGCCGAGTGTGAAGCTCCAGCGCCCCCGCCAGAAACCGCCCAAGAATGAGCAAAACTTACCGCTACATCATCCACCCCAGCAACCTGCCCAAAGGGGCGGCGGCTTGCATTGTGTGGGCGATGAATAAATGGTCAATCGCAAGCAAAGCAACTCTGCGATTCATGGCAACTAACGGCAGTCCAGATATTACTTTCAGCGGAGGAAAGCCGCCGCAGGACTCCGCTGTTGCGTGGCATTATCCCCTCGGCAACGGGAGACACTCAATCATCTTTGATCCATCGCGGCAGTGGGCTACGTCTTGGATGCACCGTGCCTTCACAAATCGGCCATGTTTCCGCGCGTTGGCGCTGCATGAGATAGGTCATGCGCTCGGGCTCGGCCACTCTAACGATCCTAGGTCCATCATGCATCCACGCCCTATTTATGCGGAGATCGACGCCGTCAGCATCAACGCATTATGACACTAGAAACCGCTCTCCTCACTGCGCTCTCTGCCGTAACTGGCGGGCTGTGCTTCCTCTTCCGGATCATCTGGGAGCGGTCAAAACAGTGTGAGGAATGGCGATCCGAAAAAGAACCGTTAATATCCGAGATGGCGGAGAGGCTTGGACTCGCTGAAGGAGCGGCTAAACTCATTAACGCCTGCCGCGTGGACGGATGCCCTTTCGCTGGGAAGCTGGATACAAACACATACTCAGTCGAACAACACAAAGAACCAAAAAAAAAGCCATGAAAAACTTCTTCAAAAACTGGAAAACCTCCCTCGCCGGATTGTTCGGAATCGCCGCCGTCATCGTGCCAGTCATGGCGCCGAATCACGCCAGCACACTAAATCAAGTCGCCGCACTTGCTGTTTCACTCGGACTTCTCGCCGCGAAAGACGGTGATAAAACTGGACTGTAATGGACATCGCTGGGCTATTTCTCGGGATTGCTTTTGGCATTCTCTCCTTTGGAGCGTTTAGCATCATCGCTTGTTTCTTCTCATGCCAAAAATGAGAAACGTCTGCATTGATCCTGGGCACGGGATGTCAAATAAGCGCACGGGCGTCTATGATTCCGGTGCGTGCGCCTTTGGTAAAAAGGAGGCCGAGATTGCGATGGACTGGACAAATGAGCTTCGAGCCATCCTACAGGCTCGCGGGCACAAGGTCATTCGCACGCGCATAAGCAGCAGCGATCACACGCCCGTCACGGAGCGCGCAGGCATCGCTGAACAATACGGATGCGAGATTATGCTAAGCCTGCATTGCAACGCGGCGAATGGGGCAGCAAACGGCACTGAGACGTTTTACCGTGGCAAGCTCAACGCGCCACTGGCAGAGAAGATCAACGCGGCGATTTGCAAGGCGCTGGGAACCAAGTCGCGCGGCATCAAAACTGAAGAGCAGTCGCAGCACGCAAGGCTTGCTGTAATGGCATTCCAGCCGTGTTTCCTCATTGAGCTAGGATTCATCGACAACGCGGCGGACCTTGCCGCGATGGTTGATCCCGTGCGCAGGATGGCAGCTTGTGAGGCTATCGCGGAACTCTTATGAGACTCGCGTTCTGGCAAATCTCCGCGTCGCTATTTGCCATCGCTGCGTTTGGCGTCGGCGTCGGTCTGCTCGCGATTATCGCCTTGCTGCTCGCTGACATCGTGGCTCAATGTGTGGAATGATCTCTGACTTCGAGCGCATCGCCAATCACTTCAACGCAACGGCCAAGTGTAGAAGGTCAAAAGACGCACGCCCCCAAGTCCAATATGAGCCGGGATGCGTGTGGATCGAATGCCAGCACAAACAATGCAGTTGCCGGACGAATGGTCATGGCGACGAGCCGCTTAGCTCTTTTCTTGCGAAGTGGCAGGAGAGGAATGGTTAAGCTGATTGGCGCACTTCGCTAACGTCTCCGAAACGTAGCGCAGGTGATCCATTCCTAAGTCTCGTGAATGCCAGCCAAGGAATAACGAGATGCAGGAGTGACACTGTTTGATCGCCTCCCGCATCTCCGCATTCTCGCGCCGGTAGTGGTCGCGCTCGCCGTTGGACACGGAGAGTTCGGCTTCTGCTGTTCTAACCTCCGTGCGCATCATCACGATGGTTGCCATCATGTCGGCGTGGCGGTCGATGAGTCGGGCGTTTAGCTCGGCTACGTCGGCGGCGTGTTGGGCGCGGCTGGCGTCTCGCTCGCGTTCGAGTCGGCGGGCGAAGTCAGCCATTACAACGTCGCCGTCAGGAGACTTGTAGTAGTCCCATTGTCGCAACGTGATAGTGCATCCCTGCTCTTTAAATGAGCCGTCCATTGTTTCGGCATCTGTTTCTGGCGTGTTGGTGTTCATTTCGTTTCCTCCAATTTCATTTTAATTTTAGTCGGCGGCACAGGCTTAACCTTGCGCACCACTTGGACGATAATATATTCATCACCCCATGCTTGCGGGTCGCCAGTTCGCAGGCATCCGCAGGAACTTAGCCAGTCTTCGGCGGATGTGTCTTTGAGCCACTGTTCAGCGCCGACTTGCGTAGGGTATGGCCCGTGAGCTTGCAGCGTCCCCGCTGACATGCCAGCGGTTCCGGTGTCGAGAATCCAGAACTGAGTTTGTTTTTTATTCACTTCGTTTCCTCCCAGAGGTTTAGGAGTTGCTGGAGCGTCTCTTGGGCGAGTTTTGAATCTTGGTCGTAAGCTCGAAGCATTTCATCCGAGCACTCGACGTTCACCCCCATTGACATAGCTTCGATGTGTTCCACCGCCACCAACATCATCTTCGCCATCGTCGGCGAGATGTTGCGGGAGCGGGCGATGAATGAGGCGCGAGCTTCGGCAACTTCCTCGGGCTCATTTGTGAGTTTGTGAAGGTCAGCAAAGTATTTTTCTGCGCTGAGTTCCCATCCCCAATCTTTTTCTTCGAGTGTCCAGGTGGTTGACCCAAGCATCTGACTGAGCTTGATGAACTCGCGGAGTTCGGTTTTTAGTTGGTCGAGGTTCATGGCTGTTCCTCCTTGGCCGCAGGTTTGAGACAAGCGAGCGGAACGCACAAATAGCAAGGGCATCCACCAGTCAGACCAACGCAGCGCCATTGGTTCTTTTCGGCGTCGTATTCCGTCACTGTCAATGCGTCCCCGCCCGACTTGAGCCGCACCACGTCGCCGACTTTGGGAGTCCAAGGTGTCTCCACCTCGGCAGGCTGGCTGTCAACCGAGACTGGCGGCGTGGGCTCTGGCAGCTTGTCAAGCAGGGCGCGGGCTAGGGCTAGGCGGGCGGGGGATTCGCTTTTCCAGTGTCCATCGTGTTTGTCGCGAGTGTCCAAGCTTCCCCAAGGGACGTTTGATTGCGTGTTAAAAGCCGCGTCAATGGCAGCTTGAAGTATGGCGTCGGTGTATTCGTGTTTCATATTTGTTAGCTCACTTGAGCGGCTCCAGTTTTGCACGACGGAAAAAAAGTGCAAACTTTATTTATTTATTTGACGGCATGAAAAAGGTGTGGTTTTAGTGCCGCGTTCCCAAACAACACCACGCCATGCAACTCACTCCTTACACCGCCCAAGCTCGCAAGCGCGCCAAGTCACTTTTGGCCGAATATAAGGCCGGATCAATCCAGATTTGGAAATCTGCTAAAGGCTTTCAAGTCGTCACTTTTGAACGTCCCGGCAACACTTACACTTCCGACGCTTTTGCATCCGCACTTCTGGCGTTTCGCCATATCCTCTGCCGCGCCGCCAATACCGGCAATGACATGATGCGATTTAAAGCAATCGCCGAAAAGTATGCTGCCAGATATGGAGTCGCTACTCGCTAACCTTTCCCACGGGGGCTGCGCATCCTACACGCGGAAAACCAAAACTACAGCAACCCATGATTACCATCGACGTTCCATACGACCTTCACATGAAGGCAAAGGCTCACGCTCTCCAGCGCGGGATTACACTGAAAGCCCTCGTTAATGAGGCGCTCTCCGACCTGCTCAAACGCAAGCAGGCCACCACCGGCAACCCTCTGCGTCTGCGGAAGGGGGACAGCGTATGATCGCTGACATTTCCCATCTACAACCGTGGATTGAGCACCTTGGAAAAGGCGTGCGCCGTCGCGAGTTTTTTACATACGTTTTTAGCGAGCTAGTCAAAACTGGCTTTACGCTTGAAAATCCAAACGCTATTGATGGCGGCTACCGCCTTTCGTTTGAGCGCGGCAATGCAACTGTCATTGCAGATCGTTACGCATCCTATCCGGTTGCTGGCGAGGCTGCTGGCATTAGCATTTGTGACGGCAGCGAGGATTGGGAGTGTAGTTTTTCCGCTCGCTCTCCTGCCGGTCTTGTCATCGAAGCTATTGAACACCTTAGCTAAACCATGAACCTTTCCCACTTCAAATTCAGGTCTGGCAATCAAGACCGCGTGACCGATAACCGGGCGCAGTTCGCTTTGCGCTGGCAAGATCATCAGTCGCCACGCCAGCGCAGGCTTCACGCAGAGCGCAGGTTCCTCCTCGCTCAGTATCACTCAGTGATCGCCGACATCCTCGGCGTGATCGTTCTCGCCATTATTATCATCACTCTTTTTTACCTCGCTTAATATGTCCACCGAACTCACCACCACGCCCCCCAAGTCCTCCGCGCTTTCCGTCATGGCATCGCGCTTCTCAGTCGATCCTAAACGCCTACTGGAGACGCTGAAAAATACCGTCTTCAAGGGCGCATCCGATGACGAAATGATGACGCTCGTCGTCGTCGCCAACGAATACGGATTGAACCCGCTCACGAAGGAAATCTATGCTTTCCCTGCCAAGGGCGGCGGTATCGTCCCTGTCGTCTCCATCGACGGATGGCTTCGCATGATGAACGATCACCCGCAGTTCGACGGCATCGAATTTGAATTTATGAGCGAAGCTGGGAAGCTCATTTCATGCACTGCCATCATTCACCGGAAGGACAGAACGCATCCCATTTGCGTGACTGAATACCTTTCCGAGTGCCGCAGGAACACGGAGCCGTGGAAGATGGAGCATCGGATGCTCCGCCATAAGGCAACGATTCAATGCGCTCGCGTCGCGTTTGGATTCTCCGGCATCACTGACGAGGACGAAGCTGTGAACACTCCTGGCATCGCTCGCGACGTGACGCCCAAGGCCGAAGCGTCAAAACTCTTCAAGCCCAAAACTCCCACGGTAGAGGACTGCCCGCAGCCTCCCGTTTACAAATCTCTGGCACAGTCAGAGACTGCCGACTCGCCGAGCACTACACTTAGAGATGGGTGCAGCTCGGTCCCACAAAATGAGTCGGCAGCATTCTCTCTCAGTGACGAGCCCGTGCCGCTCGCTGAACAGGTCACTTTGAAGATCGCCGGCGCTGGCGTGAAGTGGAGCGAAGTTCACGGCGTGATGGCTGATCAAGGACTTGCCGATCCTGAGTTTGTGCCGCTGAATGAAGCTCCTACCGATGTCCTCGCTTCCTGCCTCGCGCAGTTCGACGCCATCGTGAACATCGTGAAGGGGGTGAAGCCATGAGCGATATTCAACAACTTGATGAACGGCGCGGAGCCCCTTCCGCATCCGGCATGGACCGCCTGCATAACTGCCCTGCGTCCTTTGAAATGGAGCGTCATGCACCGCCAGAGGAACATCGCGAGGATGCCGCCAGCGGCACGCGCATTCATGCCGTGCTCGCAGGATTGGCAGCGCCAGACACGCTCAGCGCAGCAGAGATTGAGACGCATGATATGTGCGCAGCGCAGGCAGAGCAGGTCATAAACGAATGGGCTCAACCATCGGACGAGGAACCGGATATATTTTACGAGCAGCGCATCGGCATCACTCAGCTTGGCGGTGCAGTGAACGTAACGCCTACCAGCAAAGCGTCTTTCCGCTTCACTGGACAGGCTGATATGATCATTATCGACGGTGATTGTGCCCTTGTGATCGACTACAAGACGGGGCGCGGAGATACGCCAGTGGCGCAGGATAATCCGCAGCTTGCAGCTTTGGCCGTGCTCGTTTTCCTTCGCTACAAGGTGACATCTGTTCGCGTTGCAATCGTCCAGCCGTGGGCAGGAAAGCCTACCGTGGCGGACTACTCAGAGGGCGCGCTACATCTCGCTCATTCGTGGCTCATCACGGCCATCAACGCCGCTGAGACTGCCACGCCGGACGACGCACGCGCAGGTGATCACTGTAAATGGTGCAAGGCTAAAGCGAATTGCCGCACGTTCCAAGACTCCGCCATTCGTGAAGTCGAAGTGATCGAGCCCGCCACCATCGCAGGACTCAACGCAGAGACGCAGCGGAAAGCGATGTGGTCGCGCGCTCTTGATCTTCCTGCATTACGCCTGGCCGCCGCCATGAACGGGCTAGCGATGGTCAAACGCTACGTTGCCACCATCGAAGGCGTGGCAAAGGCCAGGGCTGAAAACGATCCTGACTTCCAGCAGTTTTTCACACTCCGCGAAAAGAAGGGCAAGCGGTCCATTATGGACGTAACGAAAGTCTTTAACGCCTGCGCAGAGCACGGCGTCACCGCCGACGACTTCACGAACCATTGCAGCATCGGACTCGGCGACGTGAAAGAGCTTCTCAGAAACGCGACGCACGCGAAAGGTAAGGCGCTCGATAAACTTCACGACGAAGTCTTGACGGGCGCAGTAGAAACTGGCAAGGGCAGCACCGAACTCGTCCCAGCAGGGCAGTTGGAATAACGAACAAAACACCACACGACCAAAATGACTTCTAATTACGCCGATTTTATCGGTAAAAAAACGCACCTAACCGGAGAGTTTGGATTTGACCCAACATTCATTCCTGACGGCGCTTTTGACTTTCAAAAGAGCCTCATTCAATGGTCAGTAAACAAAGGGCGCGCTGCCGTTTTTGCTGACTGCGGCCTTGGTAAGACAATGATGCAGCTCGCATGGTCGGAAAATGTGGCACGGCATACCAAGGGCCGCGTGCTGCTGCTCACTCCGCTGGCGGTCGGAGTGCAAACGGTTCGTGAGGCTGGGCGCTTTGGGATGGACGCCGCCCGTAGCATGGATGGCAAATCAAAGGCGGCGATTACGGTGACAAACTATGAAAAGCTTCACATATTTGATCCCTCCGATTATGTCGGCGTATGCGCCGATGAAAGCTCCATCATCAAGCACGCCAAGGGGCAAACCCAAAAAGACCTCACGCGCTTTATGGTCAAGATGCCTTACCGCTCACTTTGGACGGCAACGGCAGCGCCTAACGATTACACCGAACTCGGGACATCTTCAGAAGCTTTGGGCGGGCTGAACCATTCCGAAATGCTGAAAATGTTTTTCAAGCAGATGGACCAAAAAACAACCGACCAATATGAGCGCAAGATTGCCAATCTCGAAAAGGCTGGCAAGCACTTCGCCAAACTGTCATTTCGCGTGTCTCAGGCTATTAATGGCTGGCGGTTGAAGGGTCATGCTCATGATCATTTCTGGCGCTGGGTGTGCTCATGGGCGCGAGCTTGCCGCAAACCATCTGACCTCGGTTTTTCTGATAACGGGTATGACCTGCCAGAGTTGATAGAGCGTGAGCACATCGTCACGCCTTCCGCGCCCCCTGACGGCTGGCTTCTCACGTTGCCAGCATTCGGACTCAAGGAGGAACGTGATGAAAGAAGGCGCACTTTGGATGAGCGCTGCCGCCAAGCCGCAGACCTTGTGAATCATGACCGCCCCGCCGTCATCTGGTGCCATACCAATGACGAGGGTGACGCTTTGGAAAAAATGATTCCAGGATGCGTGCAAGTCTCCGGCAAGTCCACGGATGAGGAAAAGGAATCCGCTTATTCGGGATTTGCTGACGGCTCCGTTCGCGTGCTGATTATCAAGCCTAAAATCGGAGCATGGGGACTGAATTGGCAGCACTGCAACCACGTCGTCACGTTCGCGACTCACAGCTATGAGCAGTATTATCAGGCAATTAGACGGTGCTGGCGCTTTGGTCAAAAGCTGCCTGTTACCGTGGACATCATCGCCAGTGAGGGCGAGGTCAGAGTCCGTGAAAACATGACAAGAAAAGCCGAGCAAGCCGACCTCATGTTCTCAGAATTAGTTTTTCACATGCACAATGCATTGAAACAAGAGAGAGAGTTTAAAGCCATCAACCCGCAAATTCCAAACTGGATTTAACCAACACCACATCACCACAATGAAACAAGACCAAGCCATCACAGACCGTTACGCACTTTACAATGGAGACTGCGTGGAAGTAATGCAGAAATTCCCAGACTCATGCGTTGACCTTTCCATCTACTCTCCGCCGTTTGCTGGGCTTTACCAGTATTCCAGTGATGAGCGAGACATGAGTAACTGCATCAGCCGTGAGGAGTTTTTCACGCATTATGAATTCTGCGTAAAGGAAGTTCACCGCCTCACCAAGCCGGGAAGAATGACTGCCGTTCATTGCATGGACATTCCGACAGGTAACAGTGGATGTGATTCACTCATCGACTTTCCCGGCGAAATCATCCGCCTTCATGAGGCAAACGGCTGGAAATTCACCCACCGTTATTTCATCTGGAAGGAGCCTCTCACCGTTCGTAACCGCACGATGATGAAGAGCTTGGCTCACCGCACATGCTGTGAAGACTCCTCGCGTTGTAGCATGGCCAATGCCGATCAGCTTTTGATCTTCCGCCGCTCAGGCGACAATAAGGTGCCAATCGCTCATCCGACGGGACTTGAGCGCTATGCTGGCGAGGAGCAAATGCCAGCGGAACTCCTTAGCCTAAAAAACATGGAAGGTGATCAAAAGAAAAACCGCTTCTCTCACTGGATTTGGAGGCGCTATGCGGATGCCTTCTGGGATGACATCCGCATTGATAAGGTGCTGCCATATCGCCACGTCACTGAGGCCGACGACGAGAAACATTGCCACCCATTACAGGCCGACGTGATCGAGCGTGCGTGCGTTCTCTGGAGCAATCCGGGTGAGGTTGTTTTGACGCCTTATCTCGGCGTCGGTAGTGAGGCTTACAACTCGATTCTGAACGGGCGCAAGGCTATTGGCATTGAACTCAAAACGGCATATTTTAACCAAGCTGTGAAGAATTGTGAGCAGGCGGCAAGCGGCATCGAAATGGAAGAGGTGCCGCTTCTATTCGGCTCCGACTCAATGGACTGAACGCCATGAAACCTCCCACCATCACCGAACACGTCGAGCAAATCACGATCACCATTCCCATGCCGCCGTCCAAGCTCTCGCTCAACTCTCGCATTCATTGGGCAGTCAGGCAGAAGCTCGCGAGGGCGGCACGCAGCACGGCTAGAATCGCATCCATTGCGGCTCTAGCAGGCCGCACGCCCCCAGGATGGGTCAAGGCTCGCTACGACCTGAAAGCCTACTTTAAAACGATGGCTTTTCCCGATCCTGACAACCTCACTACTCGGCTCAAAAGTTCGCTCGATGGAATCGCTGACAGCGGCATCATCCGCGACGACAAATCACTTTGGCCAGAGCGGCCTCAGTTCTTCAAAGACGCAAGAAACCCACGAATCGAAATCACTATCTATCCTGAACCATAAAACCATGATCAAACTCAAAATCGACGTTACTAAATTGGACAAAACCCGCTTTTTCAAAGGTGCAAAGGGCACCTATGCCGACCTCGTAATCTACGAGCACGACACACCCGACGAATACGGCAACGATTTCTCAGTGAAGCAGGACTGCTCCAAAGATGACCGTGAGAACGGCGTTAAAATGCCTTACATCGGCAACGGGAAGCGCATCGGCCAAAAGAAGCAGGAAGCGCCCCCAGCACGCACCACGCGGAACATTCCACGGGCACAGCCTCAGCAGGAAACTGAAGACGATACTTCCATCACCTTCTGATATGATCACCCGCACCATCGTCCAAGCCCTGCCAAAAGCCGAAGTCATCCGCCACATCAAACGCTGGCGCTTCTTCCGAACTTCCGGCCTTTCCATCGACAACACAGCTAAGCGCGTCGGCTTCACTTTCGAGAAGCTCACGCGGCTGGCGCAACCTTGGGGGGTCACTTTTGAGAAGTGAACGCCGAGCCCATCCACGGCGAAAAAGATGCCTGAATACACAATCGAGCTTATCGCCGTTGGATGCGGCGATTTGTTCATCCTCTTCCGAACTACCAAACGACTATGAAAACACGAATCTGGAACCTCACCGAAACCTTCCCAGGGAAGGTCAACTTCATCGACAGCAACAACGTGATCCTTGGCTACGACCTCGGGCAAGACTGCTGTGAACATGCCTTCTGGACGATTAGCGAAACGCCGGACGGTAAGAACCCGATCCACGAAGGCGATAATGACGCCGTGAAAGAAATCGAACTGGATGGCTACTGCTTCGATCCGAACTACTGCCAGCGCCACAACGATGAACGCGGCGAGGAATACGTCGCCACGTTCAAGCTGATGGGTCGCCAATGGGACAAGTCTAAGCTGCCGGATCTCTTCTTACGGCTGGAGAATCACCACAACGGCTACTACTCGCACGGCTTCACCTTCCGGGGGGCGGTTATCATCGAGGACTCGCTCTAATTTATTGGATGAACAGTACAGATCACCCAACGAATTGACTGAATATCCACACCCGTCCGTGACAAACCAACAATGAACACTCCTCAAAAGACCTGCCCGCGATGTTTGGGCCGTGGGAAGATACTTGTAAACACCGGCACCGGCAGAACCGAAGTCTGCCCACGCTGCAAAGACAAGCCGCACAAACTCAACGGTTCCGTTTGCCTTCCGGGAGAGGGTAAATAGACTCCACCCGTTCCCGCTGTTCGTCCCAGCGTAGCAACGTCAAAATTTCCCCTCTCTGTGCCACTGCTTTCGAGCGGTGGGGACGACACGGAGAGGGATTTTTATGACTATGACATTCACATTCCAAGCTAGAAATCGTCTTGAACTTACACTTCAAGAAAATGGCGTCTCGATCAAAGAATCATTATATCCTGACGGCGACCAAGAGATATTTATTACTGCGGACAGAATACCCGAAATGATAGAGTTTTTTCAAGATGCCATCACCACTTTAAAGGAGGCTGAAGGATGAAAAGATTCACCGAAACAAACAAGTGGGAAGATCCGTGGTTCAGAAGGCTGAAGCCAGAAATGAAACTGCTTTGGGCTTGGCTTTTGGATAGCTGCGACAACGCCGGAGTGATCGACATCGACATTGAGTTGGCATCCTTCCAGGTAGGGTATCAATACCCTATAGATACCCTTTCGGAGTTTGGTCAAAGGGTGATCAAATTACCATGTGGGAAGTTCTTTATTCCCAAGTTTATTGAGTTCCAATACGGCAACTTGTCTCCCGATTGTAAGGCTCACAATCCTATCTTCTCAAGTTTGGAAAAACATGGATTGAAAGGGTATCCAAAGGGTATCCATACCCTACAAGAAAAGGAAAAGGAAAAAGAAGAGGAAACGGAAACGGAAAAGGTGCCGAAAAAACCGAAATCCGAAAAGCTTCTCAAGCCTTTTGAAATCCCAGACGACGAATGGATGGCATCTCTCAAAACGAATCCAGATCACGAAGGCAAAAACATCGACTCTGAATTTAGACGAGCGCATGAATGGTGCCTGAAAAACAACCGCCAGAATACCAGACGCTTTTTTGAGAACTGGATTTCAAAGGTTGAAAAGCCTCTCACGATCAAACCCAAACCTAAACCGCCTGAATCATGCCTCGGACCATCTGGACCTTGGCCGAAAGGACACTCGTTTTTATGAACCTCCCACACTCCCACGAGGCCGAAAGCTCCCTGCTCTCCTGCTTCCTTCAAGATCCCGTGAACCGAATTGGCGAGGCGAGGAACACCTTGAACGTCTCCGCCTTCCACTCTGAAGCTCACAGGCGAATCTTTACCGCCCTCGTCTCGCTTTACGACGCCGGGACTCCTATTGACCCGCCGCTATTAACCCAGCACTTCCGAAACAAGGGCGAACTGGATGCCATCGGCGGCCCTGCTTACATCATGGAGCTTTTCGGCTACATTCCCGGCCCTGCTCATTATCTCGAATACAAGCGCATCGTCGCCGATAAATACCTCGCCCGCAGGAACATTGAAGCTCACACGCTGGCGCTTGAAGCCTTCCAAGACGAGGCCATGCCGATAGCCAATGCCATCGAAAAGGCACAGGCCGCTCTGGATGCCGTGGACAACGCCATCGTGCGCAAGCTTTCACGGGTGACGATGAAGGATGCCATCTCGGCTACGATGGACGAGATTGAGGAACGAATGAAGCGAGGGGGCGCAATCCCAGGGTTCACGACCGGGTTCCCATCTATCGACGAGAAATGCGGCGGACTCCAAAAAGGCAGAGTGACCGTATTCGCTGGCCTGCCATCGGACGGGAAAAGCGCAATCATGCAGAACTGCGCACGAAACGCACTCAGGGCAGGGGCTCGCGTGGCGTGGTATTCGCTGGAAATGCCCACCACGGAGCAGACAATGAGGCTTTTGTGCGAAGATAGCGGAGTTGAGAACGGCGCGCTTTACAACGGCCTTATGAGCCGCAGTCAGCAAGAAATGCTCTCACGGTCAATCCGGCAACTCTCAGAGCTTGGCTGTGATCTTGTGAACACTGACAATGCCACGGCGTCGGACATCCTAGCCGACATCGAGCACGGAGGGTATGACGTCGCCGTTGTCGATTACCTGCAACTTATGGAGGACGAGGGTCGCAAAGGTGCCACGCGGGAGGAGATTATTGCTCGAATCTCCCGCCGCATGAAGAACGTGGCAAAGCGCACAGGCACTCACATTCTTACGGCCTCGCAGCTAAACGACTCTGGCAAACTCCGCGAGTCTCGCGCTATTGGACAGGATGCGGACGGCGTTTTTATTATCTCGAAAGTTGAAGTCGAAGGGGGAACCGACGACACACAGCGCAAGCTATGGTGCGAGAAGAACCGTGGAGGGAAACGCCACTGGATTCTGCCGCTGGCATTCTCCGGCCCGACGTTCACTTTTAAGGAGATGCCCACGGATACCGAATAAAATAAATTCACTTTTAATTTGCGTCACGTTTTAATTGTGGCAGAATCCCGTTGTCAGAGAAAACAACGAACACCACACCACTATGACCTCACTCCACATCCTCGCCGAAAAAGCCAATTGCACCGTTGGCACCGCTGCCCGCATCCTCATCACCGGCAAACGTCCCGCCGTCTGGGGCCGCAAGCACGGGAAAGTCGCCAAGATCATCTTGGCCGCATCCACCCCTCGCCTGCTGAAACAAGCCGAATTTATCAACCGTCGCGAACTCAGCGGAATCTAACCCATGAGCCACGGAAACACCGGCAAGCGCAACGCCGCCAAAGCGCCAGATAAGGTCAAAAGCATCACGAAGACGATTCGATTCACCAGCGCCGAGATTGACGCTCAAGACAAGGCCAGAGGCTCCGTCTCGTGGTCAAAGTGGGTAAGGGCCGCGCTAATCCTAGCCGTCACAGATTTTGCCGACAGCGGCAGAAACCCAAGCAACAAACACCAATGAAAACACGAACACCCGCTAACCTCGTGCGACGCCATGACTTGTCATCCGCCGCGCTAACAGCTCAAAGCCTGCGTTCTCCGCGTCCGCAGTCAGAGCCCGCAGTCTTCATCTTGCCACCTTCCGCCAAAGCGCGGGAAACGGCAAAGCTGGAGGCAATCAAAACAACCGCCGAACTGCTCGCCAGGATTCACGCCCTGGAAGCGGAAAAGGCGGAGATGATCAACCGCGCCCATCGTGAGGAGCGCGTGAAGGCCATCACCTGCCGAGTGGTGGACAATCGCACCTCGTGGCGAGCCAAGATGGGCTTCCGTGGAGCGCAGGCCACGAGCACCATCGTCACCACGCAGGCCATGCGCGTCGTGGATTACTTGCCGAACGTGGCAGAGTAACGTGGCCTCGAATTAGCCCGCCCTCACAAGGGGCGGGCTTTTTTGTGCCTATGCACGAATAAGCTTGACACATTTTTCATAATCAAGGTAAAATCTTGCATTAGCGGATAATCACAGCACCTTCACGACCATGCCAGCATTGAAACATCCGCCTCACGAGGCGTTTGCGCAAGCCATCGCTAACGGCGCGACTGGTGTTCAAGCGTATCGTGATGAGGTGGCTCAAGGATGCACCACGAAGACAGCGATTGAGCAGGCGTGTAGATTGCTTGCTGACCGCAATGTGGCCGCAAGGGTCGAAGAACTGCAAAAACTGGCAGAAACCACGCTCGAAAAGCGTCTTGGCTGGAACAAAGAGAAGGCTCTCAGCTACCTTGTGGAAATCCTCGAAACTCCAATCGGCGAGGTTGATAAACTCCATCGGCTCGCTCAAGAGTTCCGTGATACTGAGGATTGTTCACAGGTAAAACTTCCATCCAAAGCTGACGCCATGAAGCAGATCGCGGCGATGTGTGGATGGAATGACCCTGAAAAACACTCACTGGAGGTCAATATCGTTATCGGTGGCAACGCAGAGAGTTAACATCGAAATTCGGCCTCGCTCACAGTTTCGAGCGTTCCTCGAATCGGCGAAGCGGTGGCTTGTGCTTGTTGCCCATCGGCGAGCAGGGAAGACGGTGGCAGTGGTTCAAAAGCTGATCCAGTGTGCTCTGACGCACAAAAGGCCCGGCCCTCCGCTGCGATATGGCTACATCGCTCCGACACGAGATCAGGCCAAAGACATTGCCTGGGCATACCTGAAAGACTACGCCGGCAAGATACCCGGCAGCGAGGTGAACGAGTCAGAGCTTCGTATCACGTTCCTGAACCGGGCTCAAATCCGACTCTACTCTGGCGAGAATTACGAGCGAATGCGCGGCCTATATTTCGACGGCGTGGTGAGCGATGAGGATGCCGACATACCAGCGCAGGCGTTCGATTACGTCATTCTGCCGTGCCTTCTCGATTATAACGGATGGCACTGCCGCATCGGCACTCCGAAGGGGAAGAATGCGTTCTATAAGGCGTTCTGCAATGCACAGAGCGACGCTGATTCGTTTGCCCTCATGCTCAAAGCCTCAGAGTCCGGCATCCTGTCACCTGACGCACTGGCGACGATGAAAGCCAAGCTATCCGCCGACAGCTACGCGCAGGAGATGGAGTGCGATTTTAACATTGGACGCCCTGGGGCCGTGTATGCCAAGCTCATCGAGCAGGCTTACGCAGAAGGCCGAATCTGCGATTGCCCGGTAGCCGATACGTTGGTGCATACGTCTTGGGACTTGGGCGCACCCTCGAACACTTCCGTCTGGTATTGGCAGGTAGTCGGGCGTGAGATTCGCGTGATCGACTGTGACATCGGGCTCCTCCCGAACGTGGAGACGGCGACTCAGCGCGTGGCATGGATGCTGCGGAAGGGTTACTCATTCGGGAAGCACTTCCTCCCGCACGACGCAGGGCGGACAGAAAACAGCGGAGCAACGATGCACGGCGAACTAGTCAAAGCAGGGCTGACAAGCTGCGTGATCCTGCCACGAACATCTGACATATGGACGGGCATTAACGGGCTCAAGGGGCTTTTCCCGTCGCTGGTGTTCAGGAAAAAGCAGACGACATACGGAATCGAGGCGCTCGAAGCGTATCACACAAAAGAAGTTGAGATTGGCAAGATCATCTCCAGCGAGCCGGTCCACGACTTTTCAAGCCATACCGCAGATGCGCTCCGGTATATGGCCGAGGCCGTTCAAGCGGGATTTATCAAACTCGCCGCACCAATGATTGACCGAATGCACGACGATGACGACAAGCCACGACGCCGAGGGCAGTCAAAGTTTTCGTTTGTAGGAGGGCGCTGAATCGTTTAGAAATGGATTAGCACCGCTTTGGCGGAGGTTTGCGCAAGCCACCTTAAAGACTATCCATCATGCACATCGACTTTAATGGTCCCTTCTGGGATGCCGACTTGATCGGCGCAAACGGTAAGCTCTCACGCTTGCACAAGGGCGCATCCAAACCGCCGAAACCAGCGCCATCTCCTGCGCCCGTTCGTGTGGAACCTGAGCCGGAAGCTGAAGCAATTCGCAACGCTGGCCGTCGTAATGGGCTGCAAGACACGATTCTCGCGGGTGAGTTCAACACGCCGACTCTCGGGAAGAAGTCAAAACTTGGTGCAAGCTCGGGAGGTGTGACCAGCTATGGAGGAGAACTCTAAACCGCCCTCGGCATCGTCCGCCCGTGGCGCTGACATCCTCCGCCAGTGGCAGGGAATGAGCACTGAGCTATCCGTGTGGAAGCCGCAGTGGCAGGAGATCGCTGATTTGATGATGCCTCGTAAAGCTGGCATCTCCACGACTTACGAAACGCCTTCGAGTTCCAAGGAAGCGCTGCTTTTCGACACGACTGCGGGAGACGCGGCTATGACAATGGCGGGCGGTCTCATGTCCTGGACCTCGCCAGCGAATGAGGCGTGGTTCAATTACAAGCCAATCTTCGAGCTTCGAGGGAATGACCGCGTGAAGCAGTGGCTTGCGGGATGTTCTGAGCGCATTCGCGAACTGCTGGCGAACTCGAATTTCTACACCGAGATCCATGAGGATCTGCTGACGCATTGCACCTTCGGCACCTCGGCCATGTTCTGCGGGATGGAGGATGGTCAATTTCGTTTCGAGTCCTTGCCGCTCGGCTCCTTTGCCATTGAAGAGGACGGATTCGGCAAAGTGAGCACGCTCTATCGTGAGATGGACATCACGGCCAAGCAAGCCGCTGATTTGTTCGGCGATGACAATCTTCCAAAGGATGTCAAAGACTGCCTCAAGGACGACAAGAAAGCGCAACTCAAGCATAAGTTCATTCACGCCGTTTACCCAAGGCCAGAGAGTGAACGGCCAGAGGGCGCGGGCCGGAATGCCTCATGGGGGAAGGCGTTTGCGTCCTGCTACGTCGAAACGAAGTCGAAGAAGGTCGTGAAGGAGTCGGGCTATGATTCGTTCCCATTCGCGGTCGGTCGGTATCTCAAATGGTCGGCGCTTTCGAGCAAATCGCCCTATGGCTACGGCCCCGGCTTCGCTGCGTTGGCAGACACTCGGCAGGTCAACTTCCTTCAGATGATGCTGGATTGCGCGGCTGAAAAGATCGTGCGTCCTGCGATGATTGCGCCGGAGGACATGGAGGGAGAGCTTATTCTCTCCGCTGGCGGCATTACCTACATGCCCGGCTCGATTCAGTCTGACCGCTGGCCGAAACCCATCCAGCAAACGGGAGATTACAACGTCGCCGTGGATCGTGTGAAGATGCGGCAGGAGGCCGTGAATATGAAGTTCCACGCGGAGCTTTTCCGAATGTTTGCCACATTGGACCGGCAGATGACAGCTCGAGAAGTGGCAGAGCGAGCCGCTGAGAAGATCGTGCTCATCTCGCCCGCGTTCTCCCGACTGAGCAGTGAGAAGCACAATCCAATCCTCTTGCGCGTGTTCTCGATGGCGATGGAAGCGGGACTATTGGAGCAGCCACCAGAGGAGGCAATCATCCCCGTCTCTGAGTTCATGGGCGTCATTCCTGACCCTGCTATCAGCTACTCCTCACGGCTGGCGCTGGCGCTCGATCAACTTGGAATGAACGGCTTTGAACGCCAGCTTGAGACTGATTTAGTGATTGCGCAGACGCGCCCCGACATTCTCGACAACTATGACTTTGATCGTATCACTCGTGACCGTGCGCGTTCTAACGGAATGCCTGCGGCTTGGATGCTCGATGGCGAGCAGGTGGCACAAACTCGTCAGGCGCGGGCCGAAGCCGCTCAAGCTCAACAGGCCGCAATGATGCTTGAGCAGGGCTCGAAGGCCGTAAAAAACATGGGCGGAGTCGATGAAACTAAAAAGGCTATGGAGGAAATGGCATGAGCGCACCAACGAAAGACCTTTGTGTGATCTGGCTGGATGAAAGCGCGAACATTTCAACGGTGCGCGCTCGCACGCTGAACGCCTTCCGCGAGGGCATTTACTGTTTCAAATTCGTGCTCAAGTTTTACGGCCGCACTTTTGAGGACCGCGTGGCACTGCCTTCCGACGCTGACGAGGAATGCGCGATCGAAATGGCAACCTACCAGTTCGCCCGATTTATGAACACCGTGGGGCAACTCGCGGCAAAACGATTGTGACCACACGACCAGACACCAACACGACCAAATGACACCCGCAGAAATCGAAGGGCAGAGGCGTAACCGCGAGGCCGAAGTGAGGGCCGCGTGGGAAGTGCTGGCGCTGAATCCGTCCTTTAAAACCGTCTGGGAAAAGGATCTGCAATCGAAGTTCAATCCGATCAAGCCAAGCTTCCGCAGTGACGACGGGCACAACACGCACGCGGCGGCAATCAGGGACGGCGAGAAAAACGTGATCGCCCACATAGCCAAGCGTCTCGCCCTCGGAGTCGCGATGCTGGACGAAGATGACATTTCCAAGCCCGCAGAGGCACCCGCAGAATTTCAGGGCATGAAGCCTTGATGAACCAACACACGACATGAACATCGAAATCGAAGGCGGAAACGTCTTAAAAGACGGCGAGACAATCGCCAGCATATCGGGGGACGTTATCACGTCTCCGAAGGCTCTCGGCCCCACGGTCAAGGGTGCAATCAAGAAGGCGCTCAACAGCGACAAGCTGAGCTTCATCGTGGCTGAGATTGGCGAGACTGAGGCAATCACTCGCGAGGTGGTTAGCAAACTTCACCCGTCAACGGGGGCGTTTGAGGTGGCCTCTCGCGTTGAGAAAGCGCTCTCTGACGCTGAGCTTTTGGCAGAGCTTCAACGGCGCGGACTCGCTCCCGTGGCTTCAGTCGCCAAGCAGGAGGAACCACAGTTCAACGCACGCATTCTCAACAAGCAGGAACTCATCGCCAAGTTCTCCGCCATCTCGCCACCTCCTGCGACTCTGCCAGACATGGGCGACAAAACGCCCGCTTTTGTTGAGTGGGTTCGCTCTCACGCCACGGAGGAAGAGTTTGCAGTGATCTATCCGCCGAATCGCAAGCAGCCGTCATTAGCTGAACGCGACGCAGGCGAGAAGATCCGCATCGCCAAACTGCAACGCCTGCCCTCGGAAACCACTGACAAGAAAGGAGACGCTGAGTAATGAAGACGTTTCTCTTTTCTCCTGACGATGGTTCTGGCGCTGGCGGTGGTTCAACAACCATCCTCGGCGGAGACGCTGGAGCATCTACACAGTCGGCAGTTACAACCACAGCGGCAGCGGCCACCACGACCACTGCCACGACTGGTGGTGAATGGGACTTCCGCTCTGCGCTCGATGACAAAGGCGCTTTCAAGCAGGGATGGGTTGACACGCTGCCGCCCGATTTGAAGGACTACGCTGGGACGCTCGGCAAGTATCCAAACGTCGCTGAACTCCTACGAGGCCACGGAAACGCGCAGAAGCTCATCGGCCAACGTGTCGCTCCCGGCGTCAAAGTTCCCGGCCCTGACGCAAAGCCCGAGGAAATTGCGGCCTATCGTAAGGCCATCGGCGTTCCTGACGACGTGACCGGCTACGGGCTCAAGAAACCCGACGCACTGCCGGAAGGCGTAGAGTGGAACGAGGAAGAAGTCGGCAAGTTTGGCGCGCTGGCGCATGAACTCGGCCTCACTCCTGCGCAGGCTCAAAAGCTGGTGGCATTCGACACCGAACGCATGGGCAAGATGAACGCTGGCGGTAAGGCGAAGCTCGACGCATTCATTGCTGGCGAGCGTGACGCACTGAAAAAGGAGTGGGGCGAGAACTACCAAAACAACGTCGGCAAGGCGCTGAAAGCCGCTGAACTCCTCGGACTCGATGTCAACGACGCGGAGATTGGCAACTCGGCGAAGATGATTAAGGCATTACACTCGGCGGCATCGCTGATTCAGGAAGACAAATTCGTCGCATCGAATAAGGTCGGGCTGGGGCTGACGGGCGCGGATCAGGCGGAAGACATCCGCAGGAATCCCGCGAATCCTTGGCACGCGGCCTATCACAACAAGGAGGGCAAAGAGCGGCAGCAGCAGGCACAGTCGCTAATGATGCGCTTGCAAGGCGTGAAGGATACGATATTGTAAAGGCGAACTTCGGTGTGGTGCTGGGGTGGTATATGTTTGTGGCATAGCAAAAGCGGCTCTCAGAAATGGGGGCCGCTTTTTTATTTGACATCTCCGAAGTAATCTAGCAGACTCACGACGAGTCAAAGCAGCCGCACAACGTGCGACACCTGCCTGCACCCGTTACAAGCGGCCTGCTACGCAGACACCCGCGAGAAACAAGGGATTCTAATCCTGACACGTCCCGACTCGGACAAGTCGCAATTCTCGCATTTTATGGCTGAACTCACTACATTCTTCGAAAAAGAAGTCGCAACGAACTGGGAAATGAAAGCCCAGCAAACGGACTCCCGCCTTGGCGGAGCCGTCACATCCGATTCCTTCACCGGCAAGCGGAAGCAATACAACATGCTTGACCTCGGCACCATGACCGAGATCACCACTCGCAAGGGCGACACTCCAGACGGTGACTCCACCGGCACAAAATACTGGATCTACCGCCGCCGCTTCGAGTTCGTGAAAGTCTGGGATGAGGACGATGAAATCAACCTTGGTCAAATCGCTCTGCCCGACTCGGACGAAGTGATGAGCCTCCAGGCTGCGAGCAATCGCACGAAGGATTCGGTCATCATCTCCAGTTTCGACGCCACTCGCTACATCGGCGAGGACGGAACGACCACTGACGCATTCGACTCGAACTTCTCCATCGCCGTGGATTACGTCGCTTCCGGTTCTACCGCTAACAGCGGCCTGACCGTGGCGAAGATTCTCCAGGCCAAGAAGATTCTGGACGAGGCCGAAGTGGACGACGGCGAACGCTACTTCGCCACCTCGGCACAGCAGCTTCAGGACATGCTCCTCACGACTCAAATCACCTCTGGCGATTTCGTGAACGTGAAGGCTCTCGCCTCTGGCTCTGTGGATATGTTCGCTGGTTTCAAGTTCATCCGCACTGAGCGTCTGAGCCTGAACACCAGCACGGATGTCCGCACCTGCTTTGCCTGGCACAAGTCTGGCGTCAAGTTCGCTGAGATCGGTCGCACCGTTCACATCGACCTTCTGCCTGATCGTCGTCATGCCAAGCAGCTTCGCGGCGTCTATCGCGCTGGTGCTGTCCGCACTGAGAACACCCGTGTCGTCCGCATCTACGCTGACGAAAGCCCATAACCTGAACTGAACGGGGCGGCCTAAAAGCCGCCCCTTTCTAAACCTCAACTCTCAATTCCTCACTATTATGGCTAACGTCTTCACTACCTTCGCAACGTCTCAGAACTCTGCTGGGGGCGCTACTGGCGATTCCTCGGCGGCTCCTAACCTCAAGCAAGCGGGCGGTAATCTTCACTTCTTGCAAGTGACGAAAACCGGTTACACCGCTGCTACGGCTGATCCGCTTTATCTCGCTCGCCTCCCCAAAGGCGCCCGCCTCATTCCTCAGCTTTGCTCTGTGGATTACGGCGCGCCAGCATCCACGGCCTGCACGGGCTCCATCGGCTACTTCACTACCGCCGACACTCCTGTTGTCGTTGATGTGGACGCCTTCGGCACCGCTTTGGCTCTTGGCTCTGCCGCTGGTCGCAAGTTCCTCTCTGAGGCTGGCACCATCGGCGTCGATTTCCTCACTCCCGTGACTTTCACCACGGATGTCTGGATCGTCGTCACTTGGACCACTGTTACAGGCGCTAGTTCGCACACGCAGAACTGGAATCTGGCCTACACTCTCGGCTAAACCGGGAACAACGCTTGGTCGTGTTGTTGGTGTTACCGGCCCGACGTGGAGTGATCTGCGTCGGGCTTTCCTTTTGAAAAGCCATGACTGAAACTCAAATTGCAAACCTTGCCATCTCGCTAATCGGCGGCAAGTCGCTGACGGCGCTATTAACTGACAACACTCCGCAGGCTGTGACATGCCGGAAGTGGTTTGACCCTGCGAGGGATGAGGCATTAGCTTCGCATCCGTGGAACTTCGCAACGAAGCGGTGGCGCAATGAGATTGCATGGACGGCGCTATCTGGCGTGGCTCTGGCCGATGCTGGGGCGAGTGATGAAATTCGCGTGACCGCTACAAGCCACGGACTGACGACGGGTGATCGTGTCCACATCAAGGAAGTGGAAGGCGTGGACGCGAACGGGACTTGGTATGTGACGGTGATCAACTCAAACACCTTCGACCTAGACGACTCAGTTTTCAGCGGCTCGCATACCAGCGGCACAGGTAAGTGGGTGAAAGCTCCGCTATTCGGCTGGGACTACCAGCACACACTTCCTGCCGACTGCCTGCGCGTGGTCAACGTGAACGGCTTCGAGGCGAACGAAAACGACTCGGTCCCTTACGCGGTGGAGCTTGGCAAGCTGCTCACGAATGAGGACATCGTGACCCTCCGCTACGTTTACAAAAACGAGACGCAGACAGAATGGAGTCAGCACTTCATCAACGCATTCGCGCTCCTGCTTGCCTCCTACATCGCTCAAGACTTGACCGGCCCTAGCGGCAAAGCTGCGGAGCTTCGCGGTAGATTCGAGCAGCAAATTGGGCCAAAAGCCAAAGGCCAGGACGCGAGGCAGGGCAAGGGCCGTGTGATTGATCCTGATTATGATTCCCGCGTTGTCCGTGCTCGCCGTGGCTTCCTCTCCGCATGAATACTTTACACGCTAATTTCAACGGCGGATTAATGACTCCGCGCATCGGTGGGCGCTTTGACATTGAGAAACTGCGCACAGGCTGCGTGCAGTTGGAGAACTTCATCCCGACTCCGTTCGGCGGCATCGTGAAGCGTCCCGGCATCGTCATTGACAAGTGGATGGGCAATTCCTCGCGAGTTCACGCCATCACGTTCAAAAGGTCCGCCACTGACGGTAACGTGGTATTCATGGGCAACGG